TACACGTTGCTAACAAGCTAGAGGATGAAGATTTAATAAGCAAATACAAAGGGCAAGTCAAATCAAAACAAGCGGCCATGAGGTCATATCTGGCACAACACCCATTCTTGCATCGTGATTACTCGAGAGAACGCTATTACAGCGACCCTTTGAGGGAAGCTGAAGCAGAGATAAAGCTGCGTAAACGCCAAAATAAAAAACAAACCGTATCGAATTGATGCGGTTTTTCTATTTGACCTGCCAAATGTCGTAAAACTGGGCAAATTCAGTCCCTTGGACGTAAAACAAAGGAGTTTTAAGCATGAGTTTAAAACGTGACATGTTAGTTGAAGCTGGTATCGAAGACAAAGCAGTGATTGATTCCTTAATGAATGCGTACGGTTCTGGGATTGAGAACGCCAAAGCACAAGCTAAGTCTGAATTACAAGCTGAGAACGACAGCCTTAAACAACAACTTGAGCAACAAAGCCAAGCACTTAGCGACTTGCAGGCCAAAGAGGGAGCGAGTGAGGAAGTCAAACAACAATTGACTGACTTACAAGCTAAATTTGAAGCTTACAAGACTGACAGTGAAGCTAATCTTGCGAAAGTTAACAAGTCAAACGCTATTCGTCTTGCTTTGAAGGATGTGGACGCTCACAATTCAGACGACCTTGCTAAGTTTATCAATTTTGACGAAATCGAACTTGATGAAGCTGGTAAACCTAAATTAGACAAGGTCGTTAAGGGATTGAAAGAGACAAGTCCGTATCTTTTCAAACAAGAGGAACAAGCAGCACAACCCAAAATCTCTGTAGGTGGTAACCCGTCAGCTAACGCTAACGGAATCACTAAGGAAGATTTTAAACGTATGGGTATCAATGAGCGTCAAGAGCTTTTTGATAAAGACCCAGAACTCTATCAACAACTGAAAGGATGAATAATCTATGGTTCTAGGAACTACTACGACTGCACAAGTCATCAATCCACAGGTAATGGCTGACATGGTTTCAGCTAAATTGCCTAAACTCATCAAATTCACACCGCTCGCCGTTATCGACACTACTCTTGTAGGTCGTCCCGGTGATGAATTGACCGTTCCACAATGGACGTATTCAGGAGATGCCACTGAAATCACTGAAGGTCAAGCTATTCCAATCGACCAACTTGGGACTAAAGAAACAAAAATGAAGATCAAACAAGCTGGTAAAGCGATTGAAATCACCGATAAGGCTGCTTTGGTTGGTCATGGCAATGTCTATGGTGAAGCTACTAACCAGATTGCATTGGCTATCGCTAACAAGGTTGACAACGACATCGTTGAAGTTGCTAAAACTGCGACTCAAAACATCGCTGAAGCCCCTGTTACAGTAGCTAACATTGACAAAGCCTTGGAAATCTTTGCAGATGAAGAAGACGCTCGTTATGTGGCCCTCATTAATCCAAAAGACGCTATCAAATTGCGTGCAGACGCTGGTCAAAACTGGTTGAAAGGTTCAGAAGTCGGTGCTGATGTTGTCGTGTCTGGTACTTTCGGTGAAGTTGCTGGCGTGCAAATCGTTCGCACCAAAAAGGTCGAAGAAGGAAAAGGGTTCCTTGTTAAAGTCTCTTCACTTCAAACTGACACAGACGACGATGCTAAATATGGTGCATTCGTGATCAACTTGAAACGTGATGTCATGATTGAAAATGACCGAGACATCTTGAAGAAAACTACTGTTTATTCTGGTGATGAATACTACGGTGTCTATCTCTACGACGATTCAAAAGTAGTCAAATTTGGAGGTGCCTAATGGGTATGCTGATGCGTCGTCATTATAACGGCGAGCAAGTACAAGCGGCACCCGTTAATAATGACCCAGTAGAAGAGACTGAAACACTAGAAGACAAGACCGTTGCTGACTTGCGAATTATTGCACAGCAACGAGGTTTTACTGGTATTTCAGCGCTCACCAAGGCGGAACTTTTAGACCTCCTAAAATGACGGAAGGAGGTGGTTGAATGACATATTTAACCGAAACAGAATTTTTAAAACTTGGATTTGAAGCAGTGGAAGATTTCGAAAAACTAGAAGCTCGTGCAGCAATGGCTGTCGACTTGTATATTAAGAATTTCTACGACTTTACCGACTTCGAGACAGATTTCGAGCCACGTAAGACAGCTGTTAAGAAAGCAGTTGCTTATCAGATAGCTTATCTCGATTCTAGTGGCATTATGACTGCTGAGGATAAGACATCATTAGCAAGCATGACTGTTGGGCGCACTCATGTAAGCTATCAGAACGGTTCTAAATCGTCTCATGATGGCAAGCGGTTCAATCTATCTCTTGACGCTCTAAACTGGCTTATGTTAGCTGGATTTGGCTGTAAGGCGGTGTCCTATGATCGATAAACGTATGTTAGTTGATACTGTCACTATTCAAAAACCAGCTGGAGAGAAGGATGGTTGGGGAAAAGTAATATATGATGAGCCCAAAACTCTTAAACCCGTTAGATTTGATAGGGCCGTATCTCACACTGGCAGTGGTCAAAATCGGACTGAGAATAATTTCTCAGTTCTCATGGTCTATCCGAAATACACACCCATAGAGTTGGATGATAGTTGGTTGAATGGTCTAGTTAATGACACTCACCGAGACTATATTATCCGTAAAATTATCCCTCAATATCACCCTTTCAAGCATACAATTCTATGCTATGAAGTTGAGGTGATTTGATGGGCGGCACAGCGTACGTCAAGATTGACCTAAAAGGCTTGGAAAAGAAGTGCAGTCCCGAAGCGGTCAGACGTGGAAAGGTTGCTATGATTAGCCAAATGATAGATGATATGGAACAGTTTATTCCAAACAAAGACGGAGAGTTAAGCACTAGTGGTGCCCCGATAGCTGACGGTATCAGATATCCAGGGCCTTACGCTAGAGCGCAGTTCTATGGTTCTAGCTACAACAAGACCAAGCGGTGGACATTTAAAAAGTACACTACGCCTGGAACCGGGAAGCGCTGGGATAGAAAGGCTACTCCGAAATATGCTAAACAATGGGGCGATACGGCTTTGAAAGGAATGGGCATTAAATAAATGAACGACAACGATTTTTCAGAAGTTCTCAGAAACTTCATCAACACGCTTGGACTACCGTTAAAATGCAAACTTGATTATCTTTCAGAAGACGAAAGCCTTTCAGTCTATCCCTTGCCCGGCGGCAAAGTGGAAGCTGAAGACATGGCTGGCACCCAGATTTTATCACTACCTTACGAGATAGCGATTAAGTCAAAGGATCAACAAATGCTAAACGCTATTTTGTGGAAGATAAACACCGAGCTTTCCAAAATTGGATTCGAGTTACCAAGTTCAAATAATTCATACACTTTTATAGCCTTGACCGTCGAGACACCGAGTTTAAACGATGCCGACGAGCAGGGTTTTTATATTTACTTGCTTGATTTGCAAGCAAGACTAGAAGTAGAAAGGAGCCTTAATTAATGGCTAAATTTAAAAATGCGATTCGCAAACACTATATCGCACCATACGACCCAGAACATCCAGACACACCACCAACTGATGATAAGTATCTTTGGATTGCTAAAGGCATCAAAGAATCTGCGCCAGAAAACGACGCAGAAGATGATGACATTGCTTATTTCGATGGTGATGGTACTAAAGAGAAAATCATTACTTCAAAATCTCGTGGTCGCTCATTTGAGGGGCACCGTGATTACGACGATAAAGCTCAAAACTTTGTCGCAGAAAAAGAAGACGCAGTAGCTGATGATCTTATCGTTTGGTACAAGGAAGTAGTACCAACAGGCAAATACTACAAGGAAGGCCCTGCACGTTTGTCTGAAATCGAAATCGGGGACGGTGAAGCGTCTGAACTTGAAACAATTAAGTTTCAAGTCAACTGGTCACGTACACCAGTAAAACACGACATCAGTGGCACACCAGTAGCGGCTGCCGCAGTAGCAGCTACTGGCACTGGTTCTGAAACCTCTGGACGTACAGCGTCACCAGATTCTAGTCGTTCTGGTGCTTCATCAGAAACTGAATCATCAGTAACAACTGGATAACTTAACTAAATAAAACAAAGATAAGACAACTAAGAGGGTGGGGGTTAGCCCTTACCCTCTTTTTTCGTATTAGAAGGAGAATTTAAAATTAATACCTTTGTTTTATCTGTTAAAGCTTTTTCTAACAAATCAACCGTTAATTTAAAGGCATTCTCTTCACT